CGTCACTACACGGCTGTCCACAATGCTTACATATTTTTTCATTATAGCCATAGCTTGTCCGATACTTTTCTAGACCTTCTAGATATTCAACTGTTTTCTTAGGTTTATTCATTTTTGCCTCCGTAAGACGATATTGCGCACGGTAGAGGCGTACCATAACCCCATCGTGTCTCTCGCTTCTCTGCGCTTTACAGCAGGCGTAGCTACTCCTGTTAAGTTTAAATGCCGGGCAATGGCGGTGTATCCCATACCCTCAGCCAGGCAGCGTTGAATTTCCGGCCACACCTCAGCGTCACGCTCGGCGGCCAGCTCTGATTGGGCCTTATTGCCTAACTTACCAGCCTCGCTGGTTTTGCTATGCATGCCCAGGCGCTTAATCTTGTTGCCTTTCTTGCTAACATAAGCGCCCTCCTCAGCCAGCTTACGCTTTATATCCTCCAGGGCTGCCTTGCTTTTCTCGGCGATCCTGGCGCGTTGCACGTCGGCTGCGGCAGATAAAACATGCAGCGACCCCTTCGATATTGTCGGGTCGTCGGCTACAACCACGCGCATGTCGTACATCTCAACCTGATGCTTTAACCAGGTAAGCCCCTGCCACTTATACTTAAACGCGCCGGATAGCGTGCTTACTGTAAAGGTGGCGTCCTTTGTCCGGCAAAACTTGGAGGCGCGTTGCAGCTCAATGCGGTCCTCCGGGTCACGCTTCTGGTGCCCCTGCTCTTCCGTAAACCATTTGACCTCCGAGTCTGTGTCTAACGTTGCCGTGATGCGTTGGCGTTGCTGCTTCTGGTGTTCCGCAGACGCGCCAAAGATAAACCCTCCGACTTTCATTATGTGTTCCTCCAATAATCACCTTTTATTTTAAGAGTTTTATTTTTATCGTTAAGAAGTTTAAGATTTTCACTTTTCTCACCTTTATATAAAAGGTTTCTCCCGGCGGCCTTTGCCGCAGCTAAATCGTCGAAATGAAAATCAACCCAATCGTTTAACCCTTTTGCAAATACTTGCAGTGTGTATTTGCCAGTCATTCTGTTACCTCCTGGATCACGTAACGCTCTGCCATGTCGAGCACGTGCCCCAACCAGCCGTGCTCACGATACGTGCCTAACTTGTTATGGACGCAGTAGTTTACGCATTGCCCCCAAGTGCCAACAAACATAACTGTACCAGACGTCATGTCTACCACTTTTCTACTGACGGGCTCAGTCATTGCTTTTTACCAATGTAAATAGCGCGATACCCGCCGACGCAAGCGTTGCAGTCCTCACCTACCAAAACGTCCTTCCCGGTAGTTGGCGAATATTCCCACCTAAATATGCGTTGCCTGCCCTGGCAAACCCGGCACATGTGGTCGTAATCGATAATGTGTTTCATTGTTTCTCTCCTGTTTAAAATGGTGGTTGTTCGTCCAGATACGCCGGGGTCCATATAATTTTCACCCGGTGCATCTGGTACATGTATTCTGCAAGCAAAGAGCTATACATTTTGATATGGCTTATCCCACGCACCAATGTCGATTGACAAAAAGTAAGCGTAATCAAAGTAGTCAGTCATAATATCGCTGTTGTTGTAGTACAAAGTACCTTTCATTGCAGCTTGCATTTCGTTAACAAACTGTTCTGAAACATGAAGCGGTTTATCTGGATCGTGAGAAACATATTCTCTGTATGGGTTTTCTTGATAGTAAGTTTCGTGCGGGTAAAACTCTCTACCAGCCGCTAACTGTGCGTCTCTTCTTCTGTTGTTAGCATGACCAATAAAATCTATCGGTCCACTTTTGACAGTAACTTTTAAAGTGCTGTGGTTCCTGACGCTGATAGAACCTTTGCAGTTGTACTTTGCAAGCACTGCCTTGATGCCCGGTGTTAATTCTTTTTTCATCTCTTGTGAGAAATATGCCATGTTATTTACCTCCTTGCATATCAAACAATGGTAAGCCGAAAGTCTGGGCCTCGGCTATGTCAAACGCTTTTGCAGCGTCTATCTGTTTAAAGACCAAGACAGTGTTGCTAATCTTTTTTCGCTT